TGGGCGTTCAGCAGGTCAGCCTGGGCCTTGGCCCCCATGACGGACTGGTGGGTGTCGGCCTGCTGCGCATGCGCGTTGGCCTTGATGCGCTCCGATTCGGCGCGGTGCTGATCGACCGGCGTATCCATCTGGATCTGGCCGGTTTCGTCCATGCCCATCGTGGCCGCTTCGGCCAGCAGGTTCTTGGCGCGGGCCTGCGATTCCTGCATCTTGGCCTGGGCGGTGACCATCTGGGCCTGCGAAGTGAGGGTCTTCGCCGCCGTCTCGGCCTGCTGCTGGATCAGTTGCGGGGGAGGCGCGGCCTGGGCGCTCGGCGGCGCCATGAATTGCTGCGGATTGTTCCAGCCCAGCGCCTGCAGCGCCGCCATGTCGATGGCGATGGGGTCGTAGAGCGAGGGGTTCTGCTGCTGCAACTGCTTGAGCGCCATGATCTTCATCACGCGCTGGCCATGGCTCGCCGTGTTCGGATCGGCCTGCGGGGTCAGATCGGCCAGATCGAGCGCGGCGCGGAAGTTCTGCTCGTCCCATTGCGCCGCCGGCTTCTTGTTGCGCTGCCAGAACGCCTTGGGGTTTTCCTTGAAGCAGCGCATCAGCAGCCGGAACTCCTGCGATTGAGCCGAGTGCATGCGCTTGTGGACGTTGTTGAGCACCTTCTGGGCCTGCTCGATCATCGCCAGGATGGTGCCGACGGGGATTTCGGCCTTGCCTTCGTTGGCCGGCAGTTCGGCGGTGCCGCCGCTGCGCTGGCCGGTCTGCACCATATTGTCGACCAGGGCCATCAGAGCTTGAGACGGCGGCTGGTAAGGAAGCGGCATAATCGCCTGATTGATGGGAAGACCGCCCGTTTTGACGAGAACCCCTCCTCCGGGAGGGACGCGGAAGATATTGGTGTTCTGGCGCGCGCCGGTGTCAGCCATGAGAAAGCCGGGGAAGTTATTAAACATTCCAGCGTCCAGCAACTCGCGCCAAGCAGCAGTAACAGCGTTGGTAGTATTGCCCAATATGTGAAGGAGTCCGATGTCATAGAAGCCGAGGCCCGGAACGTAGGTGTATTTGACGAACGTCTCTCTAGCTTCAGGAAGCTCCTTCGTGTCCTCATCGTAATTCCGGACGACCGAGAGGATTTTGCGACTGGAGAGATCGATGGTGACCCGGTACGGGATTTCGAGGCCGGTGACCTTGCCCTTGTACTTGTGCTCGTAGCCTTTGAGATCGAGTTCGCAATGGCACTCGTAGATCTCGCGGTCACGGTCGTCGGGCCTCGTCGTGGTGGACTGGATCCCTTGCTGGTTTTTGGCTGCTTCTTGAGCCGCATCGAGGTTCTGCGGCTTGGGCGTGTCGAGGTCGACGTCGCGGTAAGCGCCGATGATCTGCATGCGCTTGACCGTCGAAGGCCGCATCATTGACCGGTGGGTCACTCGCTTGGCGTTGGCCAGATCAGTCGCAGAGTCGTTGACGATGAGGTCATTAGCGTCCACGGATTCGGAAACGGGACGGTTTCGTAGTGGACAATTATAAACCTTCTTGAAGGCGGTGCCGCCAAATCCGAGAAGGAGGAACATCTTGTCGGTATCGGGATAGTATTCGGTCGCAGTGACCGTAAGGTAGTGATTGAGGTCTTTTTCAAGGGCGGTCGCCAGTGCGTCACGAGGGAGGTTGGAGTTGCTGCCGTCGTCGCGGATCTTGATCGGCCCGTCGGTGGGCAGCATTTCGGATCGGGCGTTGGCCTGGAAGCGGAGCACGGCCTCCTGCAGCAGCGGATGCCGCACTTTTGACATGCCGTCCACGGGGGCGCCGTCCGCCGCCGACTGAAGATTGGGGATTTCGATCTTGAGGCCTAGCAGCTTGATGCCCTGGGCGCGCTCCTCGATCCAGTCGTTGCGGCTGGTCAGATCTTCGTCGATTCCGCGCAACAGATCGTCGGCAATGCCGTTCAATTCGTCTTCGGAAAGCTTGTCGGCCAGGTTGGCGAACCAGCCCGTGTTCTGTTCCGGCTTATCGACCAGCGACTTGCCGTCGAGCGAGACGGTGACGCTGCCGTCGGGATGCTCGATCTTGATGACGGCGCCGGCGTCGTCCATCTGGGGAATGCCGGCTGGCTCGTGAACATCGTGCTTGATGGACAGGCCCGGCGAAATAGCCGGCGGCGCGCCGCCGTTGGCCTGGCGGATGTTAAGGGGCAGACCCGGCACCAAGCCCATGGCGCATCCTCTCTGGAAAAACAGAAGGGACTATAACGCCTATTTCAAATATCGCCAAAAAACGATTGAGGGTACTTCATTTGAAGTATCCTCAGATATCGCCAATATCGGGCATCGGCGTCAGGTCATAGGCCTTCTGGAACCGCTTCAACCCCTCGCGGGCCGCTTCGTCCTCGTCGTCGGCAATGACGGTGTATTCGGCCTTGACCGGCGGATCGCCGCCCTCGACGTGGACGTAAAACAGGTGGCAAGATCCGTTGCCGCCTGGCAAATTGTGCCTATCGACTGTGCATCTCATCATGAAACTCATCTTCGTAGTCCCGGTAATGGCCGGCGCGCTCGTCGCGCCGCCCCTTGTTGTAGGAGAGGCGGGCGACAAGCAGCAGGATAAAGACCGAAATGGCGATGTCGAGCGCGGTCATAGCCCCTTCAGCACGTTGCGGAGGACGTAGCCCTCCAAGGCCCAGATCTTGCGGCGGGCGTCGTCGAAGGCGATCCGCCTGGCGATGGCTTCGTCGTAGGTGAGCGGAGACGAGCAGCCGGCCTCGCCAACGACGTGATAGCCGTTCATCAGTTCGATGGCGCAGACCATCAACGTGCTGTCGGGGAAGCGGTAATATTTCACCTGGCGGATGCGCTGATCGATGATTTCCGGCGTGATGCGAGGCGCGGTCTTGCCGTTTTCCCTGATCTGTATTTCGACCTGCTCTTCGGCTGCTCTGCTCATTGGGTCTTCTTCTCCTTCGGCCTGCCAAATCCAGGCGCTGTTGCCGGTATGGTGATATGCGCCGGCCTGGCCATCGTTATTCGAGGCCACCAGCACCTTGAAAGGCCTGTCGTGGGTCAGGCCCCGGTCGTTCAGCGGGCCGCCCTTGCAAATTCCGTTCAAAACTTCGCTCATCGATGTAGCTCCACCCAATGCCAAAAACCGACGCCGTCGTTACAATACTCGTTGCCTTCGGGGGCCGGAACGAAACGCTTCGGCTCCGCGATGAAGCGGCCCTTCCACGGGCCGTCATGGCAGACGCCGGCGTAACGAGGCGTCGGCGGCTCTGGCTTTGGCGTCCAGTAAGTTTTGGTCGGTTCGAACGGGGTCAATCGACGAGCCTCCAATCCTTGGCCAGCATGTCGGATTGGCTGGCCAGCCAGCCCATCAGGATCTCGCCGGTGGCGGTCTTCATGATGATGCACGGCAGCACGAGGGCGGCGCCGCCGATCTCATGGGCGTAATCACTGGCATGCTTCGACCAGAAATTGGTGGCGATGACGCTGCGCGGGCCTTCAAGGCCGGAAATGGCGATCCACATATTCTTGCCGTTCCAGCCTTCGCGCTGGACGCGATTGCCGGCTTCCATGCAGCGGATGGCGTGGCCGAAATCCATGCAGCCGGCGTAGACTTCATTCACTGGAACATTGGTCACTTCGACGCCCTCGTTGCTGCTGGAGATGCGGGTAAAGCCTGTCCCAAAACGCATGGCGTCGAGCAGCGAAGGCTCCAGGTCGCTGGATGACGCGATGTCCAGCGCCTTTTTCTGTTCGTAGGACATCGTCATGGCACGACACTCCAGTCTCTGGCCAGCACGTCGGCCTGGTTTATGTGCCAGAGCGCCGTTTCAGTGCTGGTCGTCACGTACAGGCACGGCGTTTCATTGACATACTGGACCTCGATCCAGCCGTCTTCCCACGCCTTGCGCTGGACGCGGCGACCCTGTTCCAGTTGGAGCAAGGCGGCGCCGAAATCCATGAAACGGACATGGTTGGGGTGGGCGTATGGAGCAGTGGCGGGCTTGACGCCCTCGCCAAAGGCGGAAGTGTGCTGGAGCGGATTGATGACGTTGGCGTTGGCTTCCGCCAGCTTCTTTTCCAGTTCCGCCGTCGATGGC